CGCCGACAAAAAGCAATGGCGGGAGAACGAGAAACAGGCCGGAAGACGCTCCGGACAAATGGGAGCTGTTTAAGAGCTACAACAAACGGGACGTCGAAGTCGAAATGCAGATCGAGGAAAAACTTGAACGTTTTCCAGTACCGGAAAATGTATGGGAGGAATATTGGATATCGGAAAACATCAACGATAGGGGAATAGGGGTAGACAGGGAACTGGTAGAGAACGCCATCAGGATAGACGGAGAGGTTCGTCAGGAACTGAAGGAAAAAATGACGAAAATAACTGAATTGGAAAACCCCAATTCAGTACAGCAGCTATTGGGATGGCTCGGAGAAAACGGGGTGGAGGCGGAAAGCCTGGGCAAGAAAGATGTAAAGAAGATGGTCGATGGGGTTGAAGATCCCACAGTAAAAGAAGCACTTCTTTTACGCCTGCAACTGGCGAAAAGTTCTGTGAAGAAATATGAGGCGATGAGAAACGCCGTGTGCAGTGACGGAAGAATCCGTGGCTGCTTTATGTTTTATGGCGCTAACCGTACTGGCCGCTTCAGTGGCCGCCTTGTTCAGCTGCAAAATCTCCCGCAAAATCATCTTTCTGATCTGGCGGAGGCAAGGGAACTGGTGAGAAGAGGGGATATGGAAGGGCTGAGGATGCTGTATGACGACATCCCTGATACCTTATCACAATTGATAAGAACAGCCTTCATTGCTTCTCCTGGCAACCTTCTCTATGTTGCCGATTTCTCGGCGATTGAAGCCCGGGTGTTAAGCTGGTTAGCGGGAGAAGAGTGGCGCATTGATGCCTTTGCCAACGGCAAAGATATCTATTGCGCTTCCGCTTCCCAGATGTTCGGTGTGCCGGTGGAAAAGCACGGGATTAATGGGGAGTTGAGGCAAAAAGGGAAAATAAGCGAGCTCGCGCTCGGATATGGCGGATCCGTAGGAGCTTTGACAGCAATGGGTGCATTGGAAATGGGGCTGGAAGAAGATGAACTTCCTTCTCTTGTCTCTGCCTGGCGCGCAGCCTCCCCCAACATTGTCCGTTTCTGGTGGGATGTTGATCGTGCCGCGAAGAAAGCCGTTTTTCAAAAGGAAAAATCGGTAGTGAGGGGCATCTCATTCACCAGCGCATCCGGCTTCCTGTTCATTACCCTGCCATCTGGCAGAAAGCTTGCCTATGTCAAACCCAAGAGGGGCGAGAATAAATTTGGCGAAGAGGCGATCACTTACGAGGGAGTAGGCGGTACAAAGAAATGGGAACGGCTGGAGACATATGGGCCAAAGATCGTGGAAAACATTGTCCAGGCCATCTCTCGTGACATACTATGCTACGCGATGAAGAACCTGAAAGAATGGGGAATCTGCATGCACATCCATGATGAGCTGGTGATCGAGGCACCCGAGGGGACGAGTCTGGAAGAGATATGTGAAATAATGGGCCGGACACCGCCGTGGGCGGAGGGATTGAATTTACGGGCTGATGGCTACGTTACCCCCTGGTATAAAAAAGATTGACGCAACATAGAAATAATAGAAAAAAACGTCTGTTAAAACACCTTCAAAACGTGGGCTTTATAGAGGAGCCTCGTTGCGGAGGTGGTTTTTTCTTAGCAGGAGAGTGAATGCATGATTGAACTGAAAGAACATAATAGAAAACCGTATGAAGTAATGCGCCAAAAGCTGGGAGAGACCAGCAGGGTCGGATTCGTTTCTGCAACAGGAACGGGAAAGAGTTATGTCGGCGCAAAGTATGTGGAAGAAAACGGGTTGGAAGACAAGACATTGATTCTTGTTCCGTCGAATGCCATAAGGAAAGGCTGGAAGAAGCTTCTTCCGGAAACGATAATCCTGACATATCAGGCGCTTCTTACATCCCCAATAGACTCTTCCCAATACTCCCTTATCATCTGTGATGAAGTTCATCACCTTGGGGCTGGACGATGGGGCGAGGCGTTCAGGAAGCTTACGGAAGCCTATGAGGGAAAAATCATCGGGATGTCCGCAACTCCAATTCGATTTCTGGACAACAGTCGGGATATGGTGGAGGAGGTTTTAGAAGGGAACAGGGTGGTTGGGATAGAATTGCCGGAGGCAATAGAAAAAGGTATTCTCCCATCATTTGATTACATTTCTGCCCTCTACACGATACCGAGACTGAGGAAGGGTGAGAGAAAAGGACTGATCGAGAAGCTGTATAAGAAGCTTGATGTAATGGAAAACGAATATAGTTTCCAGGCAATCATGGCAAAACATATGAAGCCAGGAAATCATAAGGTGGCTGTTTTTGTCCCATCGATCCCTGAGATCGAAAAGTATATGGACGTTGTCAGCGGCATCTACCCTGATGCGCTACACCTTGCCGCTTATAGCAAGATGACTGACGCAGCGATAAAAGCTGCGGTTCGTAGGTTTGAAGAATCCAATCAAACTGCTTTCATATACACGGTGGATCTGCTGAACGAGGGGGTCCATATTGACGGTGTGGACACGGTCATCATGTTTCGTCGCACTCAATCGCCAACCATCTTCCTTCAACAGCTCGGACGGGCGCTGACAACGAATCAGTCAGAAATCCGGATCACGGTTTTCGATTTCGTTGCCAACCATATGAATCTGAAAGGAAAGCATGATGGGGCGGGCAATGTGATCGATTGGATTGTAGAAGGCATTGAAAACCCAGAGAGGCAGATCATCAGGGCCGACTATGCGAAAGAGGAATGGGAAGTGCTGAAACGCATCTCCGGTGTTCTGGCGGGACTTTGGATAGAGGAAGAAGACGAGCTTATTCGAAGATATTACAACACAGTAAATGGCGTTGAAAAGCTGGAAGGACTACTGCCCAATAGAACAAAAAGCGCAATTGTCAGTAGAGCTGGGACGCTAAGAATAGTTACTCCCCATGTTAATGCGATCACTGATGAAATGAAAAGGGATTTAAGGGAATTATATCCAAGACTCGATTTGTTCTGTAAAAAATACCCGCTTATCTCGTTGAAGAATGCAGATACTCTTGCTATGCGCCTTGGAATCAGGGATAAGAAAATGTGCAGGAATCCATGGACAGATGAGGAGCTTGAAATATTGGCTGCACATCCGGAACTGTCTGCTGAAGCGGTAAGCAACCTCTTACCTGCGCATTCTATTGAATCCGTGAGACTAAAGAGGAAACAAACCGGGTGGAAAAGTGCGAATACCTGGACTGAGGAAGAAGATAAAATCATCATGGAAAATCGAGATCTCAGTTCAAAAGGACTGATTTCCCTTCTTCCAAACAGGAGCAGGGATCAAATCTTGCTAAGAAGAAAGAAGCTGAATGCGAAGAAAAATGAATTCTTGTCTGACTGGACAAATGAAAAGAAAGAAAGATTTTCTGCTTTGTATTCTACAGGCGGCTGGAAGAAGGTCACAAATGATCCGGAGTTTCAGTGGATGTCCCTCAGCAAGATTTCCTCTATAATTCGAAAACTGGGAATTCGAGTCAAGGATGAATACTCGAAGAGAAGACCCTGGAGTGAAGAGGATCACAGGAAAATGTGTGAATATCTCAATTCTAAGGAACCAAAGCCCAGGGGAAGCATGAAGAACTTTGCTGCTACATTTCCGGGACGCACCTATGATGCAGTTCTAAAGGAGTTAGAAAAGATAAAAAAGACAGGAGGAACTAAATGCGAGAGCTGAATATTGCCTATGGCAACAGCTGTACGGCGAAGAAGTGGTCGAACAAGACCATTACCTGGGAGGCGCTTGGCGAACGTCTCAAAACAACTATCAGGACAAGCGAGACAGTAGAAGAGTACGGGAAAATGAAGCGGGCTGAACGGGAGGCGGCCAAGGACAAGGGCGGCTTTGTCGGAGGACAGTTGAGCGGAGGCAGGAGAAAAAGGGAATGCGTAGCATCCAGGTCAATGCTGACCATGGACGCGGATCATGCTGATCCGACTTTCCTGGACACCTTCTCTATGCTATCCCCCTATGCCGCATACATCTATACAACCCACTCCCATACGCCCGAAGCACCTCGGCTCCGGCTGATAATCCCGCTTACAAGGGATGTGAGCACGGATGAGTATCAGGCGATCGCCCGGTATTTCGCTGCGGAATGGGGTATTGATCAGTTTGATGAGTGCAGCTATCGCCCGCACCAGCTGATGTATTGGCCGACCACACCGTCAAACGGCGAATATATAATGAAGGAAGTGGAGGGCGAAGCCCTGGATCCGGATCAGTTCTTATCTGATCGCCCTTGGCGGGATTGTAGTTTATTACCTACAAGTAGTAGGGAGAGTGAAGTGCGAAGCACAAATAATAAAAAAGCAGAGGATCCGCTGGGAAAAAGCGGGGTGGTTGGTGCGTTTTGCCGGGCGTATGGAATAGAAAGAGTAATGAAGGAGATGCTGAGCGATGTGTACGAAGAGGCGGCTACCCCCGGCCGCTTCCAATACAAGGAAGCTGACTCCCAGGCGGGCGTCATCGTCTATGACGATAAATTCTCCTATTCCTTCCATGCCAGCGATCCAGCCTGTGGCCTTCTCCTTAATTCTTTTGATCTTGTTCGCGTACACAGATACGGGGACGAGGATGAAAAAAAGAGTTTTCAGAAAATGGCGGAATACGCCGTCACGCTGGACGAAGTGAAACTGGAGCTGGCGAAGGAGCGGGAGAGCGCTGAGGAGGATTTCACCGACGGAGATGACTGGAGGACAGGCTTGACCTACAAGCCTCGTTCCTCTCAGCTGGAAAACACCGTCGCCAATCTGCTTCTCATTCTTCAGAATGATGAAGAATATAGCGGCTTTGCATATAATGAGATGGCGGGCAGAGTAGAAGTAGTCGGGGAAGTGCCATGGGCACGTCCGAAGGACAATAAATATTGGCGTGATGCGGATACCAATCAGCTCAAAGCCTCCCTCGACCGTCGATACCTTGCCTTTTCAACCCGCAACCACGATGTGGCTTTTTCAAAGGTTGCAGACGACCGCTCCTTTCATCCTATCCGTGAATATCTTCAGTCGCTTCCTCCCTGGGACGGTGTAAAGCGGGTAGAGAAGATACTGATTGATTGCCTGGAGGCGGAGGATACGGAGTATGTCAGAACCGTGACGAAGAAAACCTTCGCCGCCGCTGTGGCAAGAATAATGAGGCCGGGGATAAAGTTTGATAGTGTGTTGGTGCTTGATGGCAAGCAGGGTATCGGGAAAAGTTCACTTTTCAAGGACCTCATAGGTGAGGACTATTACTGCGAAACCCTGAACCTGGATGATATGAGGAACAAGGCCGGCGCTGAAAAGCTCCAGGGTTTCTGGATCGTTGAAGTAGCGGAGCTGGCAGGCATGCGAAAGGCCGACATAGAGTCGGTAAAAGCATTTTTAACCGCCACAGATGATAAGTATCGGCCGAGTTACGGAAGAACGGTAGAGAGCCACCCGAGACAATGCATAATCATCGCCTCCGTAAACGGAGACCGAGGTTATCTGAGGGATATTACGGGGAACAGAAGATACTGGGTGGTGAAAGTTAAGCAGACTGAGCAGCGGAAAAGATGGAACTTCTCGCAGGACGAAAAGGATCAGATCTGGGCGGAGGCCAAGTGGCTGTATGAACAGGGCGAGAAATTATATCTCGAAGGAAATATGATTGAAGCCGCAGAAGGCGCCCAGATGAAGGCCATGGAGGAAGATGAAAGAAAAGGGTTGGTTGAAGAGTATTTGAATACTCTTCTCCCAGCTGGCTGGGATCATATGGATCTTTACGAGCGGAAAAACTGGCTGAGGGAAAAAGACGGGCCTACAGCGGTAAAAGGGGAAAAAGCAAGAAGCGAGGTAAGCAATGTAGAGATCTGGGCCGAGTGCTTTGGACGGGAACCTTCCGATCTGAAGCCGACAGACTCCTACTCCATCGCGGCGCTGATGACGCAGATCGATGGCTGGAAGCGGACGGAAAAAATCCGCGAGCTGCCGAACTACGGCAGACAGAGGCTTTATTTGAAGACAAATAAAGAGGAAACGCAGAAGAAATAAGAAAGAAAAAAGACACAGGACACAGGGAAAACGAAAATTCAAACAATACAACAGGCACAGGACACAAGCGAAAGAAGGAAACCAACAAAGAAAATGAAGAAAAGAGCCACCCAGGCGGTAGACTGGAATAAAAGGTGTGTTCTTCTCTCCTTGTGACCTGTTACCCTGTTGTGTTTTACCCTTGTGTCCTTCTCAATCCCTTTATTCTTCTATTCTTTCTTTTATATAACACAATATACACAATAATAATACAGATAGAAGGAATAGAAGAAAAAGGGGAAAAAGAGAGTATAGAACATAGGATAAAGCATAAATAGAAAAGTATAGGAAATAGGGGTGTGTATGTGATGGCGTGTTTTCCTCCGTCTTTTTTGGTTTGTTCTTTTTGGGGAGTAGGTGGTTTGTTCTTTGTTGGAGGTTGATGGATGGTAAGGGAAAGAGATATTGAACGGAAGCTTCGGAAGAGAGTAGAAGGGATGGGAGGTATATGCTGGAAGTTTTTGTCTGGAGTATCTGGCGTGCCGGATCGGCTTTGTTTGTTTTATGGTGGTAGGGCTGTTTTCGTGGAGACGAAAAGACACGGGGAGAAACCCCGGCCGCTGCAGCAGCGGCAGATGGAAAAAATAAGAAAATTAGGGTTCGGGGTCGAAGTGATCGACAGTGAACAGGGGATTGAGGAATTGATCAAGTCTCTGGAAGAGACGAAGGGCGAAGCCCGGAAAGGAGGCGCAGCCGACGAATGAAATTTGTCCCGCATGCTTACCAGCAGTACGCCATTGACTTTATCAAGTCGCATGAGGAGTCCGCCGTTCTCCTGGATATGGGCTTGGGGAAAACGGTGATAACCTTGACGGCTATAGCCGATCTTCTGTGGGATTCCTTTTCTGTGAGAAAAGTGTTGTGTATAGCACCCCTTCGGGTGGCCCGAGACACCTGGCCCGCAGAGGTCAAGAAATGGGATCATCTATCCGGCTTGCGGATAAGTGTGGCAGTCGGTACGGAAACCGAGAGAAGGATGGCACTTACCAGGGACGCGGATGTGTACGTGATCAACAGGGAGAACGTCCAGTGGCTGATAGAAAAGAGCGGAGTGGCCTGGCAATGGGATATGCTCGTGGTTGATGAACTGTCCTCCTTCAAAAATCCCCAGGCGAAACGGTTCAAAAGTCTGATGAAGGTCAGGGGAAAGATAAAAAGAGTGGTAGGGCTGACAGGCACGCCCGCATCCAATGGACTTATGGATCTCTTTGCCGAGTATCGGCTGATTGATAAGGGAGTGCGGCTGGGAAGGTTCATCACGCGGTACCGAGAAGAGTTCTTTCGTCCAGACAAGACCAATGGTCTTGTGGTTTATTCTTATAAACCCCTTCCTTTCGCCGAGGAAGAGATTTACAGGAGAATCGGGGATATAACGATTTCGATGAAAAGCATCGACTATCTGCCAATGCCGGAAAAAGTGATGAGCGAAAACACGGTGTACATGGATGAAAGAGAGAAAAATGAGTATGAGAGACTGGCTAAGGATTTAGTGCTGGAGATGGACGGTGAAGAAGTCACGGCGGCTAACGCTGCAGCCCTATGCAACAAACTTTCACAAATGGCGAACGGCGCCGTGTATACCGATGATGGGAAGACGAAGGTGTTTCACAACAGAAAGCTGGATGCGCTGGAGGATATGATCGAGGCGGCGAATGGTAATCCTGTCATGGTGGTCTACTGGTTCAAGAGCGATTTGCACAGGATCGAGGAACGGCTGAGGGAGAAAGGGATTTCTCACGAAAGGCTGGATGATTCAGACAGCATAGAGAGATGGAACCGGGGAGAAATCCCGGTTCTTCTTTTGTCTCCCGCGTCTGCTGCCCACGGGTTGAACCTTCAGTCCGGAGGTTCTTGTATTATTTGGTTCGGCCTGACCTGGTCTCTCGAACTATACCAGCAGACGAATGGCAGATTATGGCGGCAGGGACAAAAGGCGAAAACTGTAGTGATAAACCACATCATTACGAAAAACACCATAGACGAAAGAATTCTCTCCGTTCTGAAATCCAAGGATGCTACGCAGGAGGAACTGATCGCGGCGGTAAAAGCGGAGGTGGGAAGGTGAAATATGTCGGAGTAAAAGAAGCGTGGGAAGATTTCGCAAATGCTATTGTGATGTCGGCAGTTAAGGACTATGAGCATGCCCTGCGCCGTCTGAAGCGCCATCCGGAAAGCAGGAGAGCGAGAGACGAAGTAAGACGGCATGAGGCATTTTTTTACTCTGACTGGTTTGAATCGTTAACGTGGGTTGAACCGTCATATCTGATTCGGAATATAAAAGAGCGGGTTGGCCTTTGAAAGAGGGGGTTTGAGAATGCATATCAGCTGGAGCTTTTTGGACAAAAGGAAAGCGGCGATAGAAGCAATTTGCGCCTATAAACAGATGGATTTCATCATAAAACACACGGATGATGATATCAGGAGAGTAGAGGCGAAGATGGAGGGAGTAGGAAGCCCAAAGATTGATGGGATGCCACACTGCCAGAATCCTGCGGCAGGCGAAGAGCGGATGATCAGTTGTATTGAAGAGATTGACATGCTGAAGGAACGATACAGACAGGCAGTTGAGTATATGAACTGGTTCAAGCCTGTATGGAATCAGCTTTCTGATGACGATCAGTTTGTGCTGGATGCCTTTTTCATGAATGACGAGGAAGAATTTGACGCCGCGGATGTAATCGCAGAACACTTCGGGATTGAAAGGGCGAGTGCTTATAACAGGCGAAAAAGAGCGATTGAAAGGGTAACCACCCTTTTGTATGGTCGATTTTGAAAAAGTGACTAATTTTTTAGACGACTTTTATTGACATTTATGTTATGGTGATAGCATGAAAAACAACGGGAATCCTGCAGGAGCGATCTTGCAGGATTTTTTATGAGGAGTGATGGCATGACCATACCGCAGCGCATGGAGATCTGGTATGCGAATGTGCCCATGAAGAAGGACAGCTCAATACAGGGTGGCGGGAGACCGGTTGTGATAATCAGCAATGATATCTGCAATATGATGAGTTCTGTGCTGACAGTCGCCCCAATGACGCGCCAACTGAAGAAGCTGACGCTTCCAACGCATGTGCTGGTTGACGCACCTGATGGAAGACAATCAGTAGTGCTTGCTGAACAGATAATGCCAGTTGAACGCAGCATGCTGATAAACAAAATGGGCAGAGTGCCGGATGAAGATGTGAAAAGAATTGAGGCTGCATTGAGAGAACAGCTTGGAATGGGAGGATAAAATGAGCAACATTATTACCTGTGAACAGGTGAGCAGCGGACATCCCGACAAGATTTGCGATCAAATCGCGGATGCAATTGTGACGGATTGCCTGAAACATGATCCTACAACAAGGGCGGGTATTGAAGTCCTGATAAAAGATAACGTTGTGGTGATTGCGGGCGAACTCACCAGCACCCACAATCCGAATTATCCGAAACTGGTGTATGAAGTTTTTTCCAGAATCGGTTTTGATCGAGTCGGCTATTGGAATGACAGACTTCGCGGTCCTGAGATCAAACTCCTGGTTAGCCAGCAAAGCCCGGATATTGCAATGGGAGTAAATACGGGAGGAGCTGGAGACCAGGGCATGATGTTTGGCTATGCCACTAACGAGACACCGGAATTGCTGCCGATTCCGTTTGTTCTGGCTACAAGATTTCTGGAAAAACTGGCTGAGAGCCCAGCTTCTTTTCTTCGTGCGGATGCGAAAGCGCAGGTAAGTTTCGACTATGACGACTGGAAGATCAGGACGTTCCTTTGCTCCGTACAGCATTCGGAAGATGTAGCGATAAAGGACGTAAGAAAAGTTGTCGAAAAGCTGATGAAGGAAGTTGCGGCGGAATACGCGCTGAATAAGGACTTCGAAATTCTGGTTAATCCCACTGGGCGCTTTGTGATTGGCGGCCCATATGCGGATTCCGGCGTAACAGGCAGAAAACTGGCGTGCGATACCTATGGCGGCGTCGGCCACATCGGCGGAGGGGCTATGAGCGGGAAAGACCCCACGAAGGTGGATAGAAGCGGGGCATATGCTGCCCGCAAAATAGCCAGGGATATTGTTCGTGCCGGTTTTGCCGAACGTTGTGAAGTTCAGATCGCATATGCGATTGGGGTTGCCGATCCGGTAAGCATCCACGTTGAAACATTCGGGACAGAAAGCCAGGAGAGAGAATTTATCGAGGATTATATCCGGGGGAACTATGATCTGACGCCAAAGGGGATTATCAGTTCACTGGATCTGCTGAATGTGGATTACAACAAAGTCAGCTCTCTGGGACACTTCGGGAAGAGCGGGCTTCCCTGGGAGGAATGAAATCATGCGAAATCCCGAAAGAATTGAAACTGTCATCGAATCATTGAAGGAAGCCTGGAAAACTGTTCCTGACTGGAGACTTGGTCAGTTGATTGTGAATATCAGCAGGGCTGCAGGGTATTCAGATCCCTTCTTCATGGAAGATGACAGGTTGCTGGAGATGATCAGAAAAAGTGCCGACGAGACCTAAAATGCCATGCCGCCATCCCGGGTGCGCGGAGCTTGTGCAAACAGGGCAGAAATATTGCCCCAGGCATAAGCCCTTCCATCCGGAGGAAACAAGGAGCGCCGGCAAACGGGGCTATGGCCGGGAATGGCAGAAAGCCAGGCGGGTATATCTTGCCTCACACCCTCTTTGCGTGATTTGCCAGAAGGAAGGCAGGTACAGAAAAGCGACGGTTGTAGACCATATCATTCCACATCGCGGGGATGAACAGCTTTTCTGGGATCAGGGGAACTGGCAGGCATTGTGCAAAATGCATCATGATTTGAAGACGGGAAACGAGGATAGCAGACCTACGTACAAGTATTGAGGTTCTGCCAAATTTGGCATGACCTCAAATCCGTGAAGAATCCCTATGCAGGATGAAAGGGTACAATATGAAAAAGAAATATGAACAGCACAGCCTTGGGTTCGTTGAAGCCCTTGGCCTTTTGTTTATCGGACTGAAACTTACCGGCGTAATCACCTGGTCATGGCTGTGGGTGCTGGCTCCGCTGTGGGGACAGCTGATTGTCTTCGCTGTTTTCCTGATCGGTTACGCAATCTGGCGGAGGTGGCGGGATGGACAGCATTGAAAGCTTCCAGGTGGATCACACCCGCCTGCTTCCCGGCCTGTACATCAGCCGGCAGGACTTCATCAACACACCAACGGTAACCACGTATGACATCCGAATGCGTAGGCCAAACGTGGAAGAACCGCTGAGCACAGCGGTGATTCACACCATCGAACATATCGGCGCCGTGTTCCTCCGGCGGCACTCCTGCCTGGACGTGGTTTACTTCGGGCCTATGGGATGCAGGACAGGGTTCTATCTTGTGGCCGCTGGACACCCTGATGACGAGACGCTCCTTGCAACGATGCAGGATCTCTTCTCCTTTGTGCTGATGGCAACGGAAGTCCCTGGCGCAACGGAACGTGAGTGCGGAAACGCTGCCGACCATGATCTGGAAGGAGCGAGGCAAGCAGCGAGAGAGTACCTCGATGGAGTACTGAACCAGATTCGAAAAGAGAAGGATGCGCAGCTGAGTTGCCCGGGAAAAGAAATCCCCCGACCTTAAGCGATCGGAGGATGAGGTAAGGAAATCGGGAATGCATTTTTCAGGCATATTATCAAGCAATTCCCAGCTCTGCATAGAGCTTTTCTCTGTAGGCTGGATCACCAGCTGCTTTTTCTACATCTTGATTCCTTCCAAGAGAAATCAGCTTTGAAATGAGGCTCCCAAGCTTATTTTCACCTTTTGCTTCACCCTTGATCATACCTCTAGCTTCAGCTTTTTCGAAATCCTCTTTCATAATTTCCTGCAACGCCTGGCACATCTCTGATTCACCTCCATAAATTGTCCTGTACAGTTTCTTGTTAGCGGATACGCTCACCTGAAGTATTGCGTCTACTCTGTGTCTGTCCCCCTGATTCTCCAGATACTTCGCCTCTTTAACAAATGTTCTCACATCATCTGGTTTAGCATTGGTAGTAAGAACCCGTAAGGCAGCATGACTTTCGGCTCTCAGTCTGTTTGTCGTAATTACTTGTGTAGGAAATAATCCAACACCTTGAATGTCATACACTCCGGGATGCCGTTCGAGAATCTTTGCGCCAAGCTTCTCCAGCTGTTTCATCATCTCGGACGGATATGAAGCTCTGACAAGAGAAACAGTGATTTCATCGGCAGAGATTTCGTTTACATGCTCTCCGGTAGCTTTGTAAAGCCCTGCATATGCTTGCACCTTATAGAACACATCAATGCTGAGTTCATCGCCGGGAGACTTGTATTCAACAATGTTGTGCCGCCTGAAGACTTCACCGATTTCGTTGTCAATCTTCTCGTCAGTTAGTTTTCGGATGATCAGAATGTCAATGTACAGCGGGCCGCGGGTTAACTGGTGCTCAGATTCAAAGTCCAGATGATAACCCTTCAGTTCAAGCTCCATTCCGGCAAAGAAACCTGGATGCCACTGAATTTTCTCTTCCTGCACCGCTACATCACCTCCTTCTGACAAAGATAGTTTACCATAGACAGAAGCTGTTTTCAACAAAGGAATCACCAAACAAAGAAGGAAACTCGGGGTACCCAGGGGGCGGGTCTGAATCTTTATAGCCCTGACCACAGAAGACCGGCGGCCCCTCCTCTGTAAATTTTCGCAAAATTGAGGCCCCCCGGGGTCAGAAAGTTCATTTCGACGAAATTTGAAACAGGCATTTCGGCGCATCATGAAAACCGCATAACAGCCGGATGATTGGAATTATTGGTTTCCAGTCCATTTCAACGATTTTTTTGACAGGACATGCAACAGGAAAGTGCTGCCGGATGCAGGCAGATCAAAGCCTGGCGAATTTCGGGTATTTTTTGAGATTTTGAGATGATCGATTTTTGCTTTCGACGCAATATGAACGACGGCCATACAGGAGAGGAGGACGGATGCCTTGGCGGAAGAGGTGATCCGCGAGGATGAATACGTGGATATCTGCCCGAATTGTGGCGGACTATTTACACCGAACAGAAAGGGGAGAAGGAAGAAGTTCTGCTCAGAAAGATGCCGAACGGCGTGGAACCACAGGCATCCCAACCCGGACAATTGGAAAGATACAGGAAGAGAAACAGTATGCCCATATTGCGGGAAGCCTTTCATTGCGACAAGAGAATACGGGCATCTACGAAAATACTGCTGCCGCGCCTGCGCAAACAAAGGTAGAGCGGCGGAAAGGAAAGCACATGACACAGATACAGGCGTTGATTATGGAAATCCAGCAGATGCGGGATACCCATCCTGAGAGCAAGTACGACGAAGGGTGGAACCTGGCGCTGGAAAATTGTGTGGATACAATTATGGATTTCTTTGGCGAGAAAGATGAAACCCCTGATGAAGTGAATCACCCTGCACATTACTGCGACGGCGGGATTGAAACCCTGGATTTCATCCTGGCGAAAAAGCTGGACTTTCTCCTGGGACAGGTATGCAAATACATTTCCCGCGCTGGCAAGAAGGACCCGACCAAGGAACTCCAGGATCTGGAGAAGGCCGAGTTCTATCTGAAGCGCAAAATCGAACTGCTGAAGGAGGCCGGTGCGAATGAAGTTTGAGATACCCGGCCAGGGAAGGGTGATTGGTTTTTACGGCAGGGACATGCAGAGCCTGGTCCAGTGTGAGGAACTGGCGGAACTGATCCAGGCCATCAGCAAGATCAGACGGTACCAGGAGGGTGGGGACGTTCCTCCGGATGCTTATGACAATCTGGTGGAAGAAGTGGCAGATACCCTTATCATTCTGGAGCAGATTCTGGAAATGTACGATATTCCGGATCATGAAATCCAAAGGAGCATTGACAACAAATGCGCACGTCAGGAGGAACGGATGGATGAATCTCTTGGAAGGAATCCTTAAAGACACGCTGTTCATTGATTTCGGAGTCGATCCCGTATATGGCAGCGATCAGATGTATATCGACTTCCCCCGCAACTTTGCGACGGTGTCCTTCCAGCTGATGGATACAGCTACCCTCAGCCAGATCGTGGACAGAATCCGTGTGGAGAAACATGAAGACCTGAAACCCATGAATCCCATGGATGAGTTCACGGATGAGATGTGTGATCAGGACGGCTGGTACGATTTTTACCTGAGCATCAACGAGATCAATGAAAGCAGGGTTGGCTCCTGCATTGAGGCAGTCGTTGTCAGCAACAATGCTCCAGACAATGAAGAGGTCTACACCATCTATCTGAATGACAGGGAGCAGGAAGCTGTGTTTACCCGGCTGGATGAGCAGTGCCGCGAGTACCTGGGGAAAGGCTGCATTGATCTGTTGGCTGAGGCACGGAAAAGAATGGAGGAAGAAACGTGAAGGTTATCAAGCGAGATGGACGGGAAGTCCCTTTTGATGCGAAGAAAATCGAAAAGGCTGTAGGAGCCGCAAACAGCCAGATTTCCGAAAAAGAAAGAATGACGGAAACAGAGATTGACTTATTCGCTGCCTGCATCCAGAAGAATCTGGAAAGACTGGGCCGGGCAGTTCATGTTGAAGAAGTCCAGGACGAAATCATCAGTCAGCTGGCGGAAGCCGGATTGATTCGCCTGATGATCTGTTACAGCGAATACCGCTCCAGGCACACAGCCCTGCGGACACAGAACAGCACGGATAAAAAGATCCTTGCCCTGCTTCGGCATGACAGCGAAATGGCAAAACAGGAAAACGCCAATAAGGATCCTGTCATTAACAGCACAATGCGGGATTATCTGGCCAGTGAGGTGTCGGAAGACATCTGCCGGCGGTATATCTTCCCGGAGGACGTAATTGATGCTCATGACAAGGGAATCATCCATGTCCATGACATGGGATATATCTCCGGCCCCATCAGTAACTGCGAGCTGGTCAATCTGGAGGATATGCTCCAGAACGGAACGGTCATCACAGACACACTGATCGAGAAGCCGCACAGCTTTTCTACTGCCTGCAATATCGCAACGCAGATCATCGCGCAGGTGGCGAGCAATACCTACGGAGGGCAGACAATCTCCCTGGCGCACCTGGCTCCCTTCGTGGATGTGTCCCGACAGAAGTACAAGCGGGAGATCGAAGACGAGTTCCTTGCTATTGGCAGGGACTACACATCGGTAGAAATCGCCAGAATTGCCGAAATGCGGGTGCGCGGGGAAGTGGAGCGCGGCATTCAGACCATCCAGTATCAGATCCAGACATTGCTGACGACCAACGGCCAGACGCCTTTTGTTTCTGTGTTCATGTACCTGGATGAGGTGCCGGAGGGCCAGACCAGGGATGACCTTGCTCTGATCATTTCCGAAACCCTGAAGCAGCGGTATCAGGGCATCAAGAACGAGGTTGGCGTATGGGTGAGTCCGGCATTCCCCAAGCTGATCTATGTCCTGGATGAAGACAATATGACTGAGGATTCTCCGTACTGGCATCTGACCTTGCTGGCGGCAAAGTGCTCCGCCAAACGGATGGTGCCGGATTATATCAGCGCCAAGATTATGAAGCAGCTGAAAGGCGATGTGTATACCTGCATGGGCTGCCGGGCATTTCTGACACCGGACACGGAGGGACTTAGCCCAGATGGAAGCCATAAGTACTATGGCCGTTTCAACCAGGGAGCGGTGACGATCAACCTGGTGGATGTGGCCTGCAGCGCGGAGGGAGACAAGGAAGCTTTCTGGAAACTGCTGGATGAACGGTGCGAGCTTTGCCACAAGGCACTGCGGATCCGGCATGAAACGCTGCTCGGAACACCGAGTGACGTTGCACCCATTCTCTGGCAGTACGGAGCAATAGCCCGGCTTACTAAGGGTGAAAAGATCGACCGCCTGCTGTATAACAACTACTCCACGATCAGTCTGGGATATGCTGGGCTGTGTGAGTGTGTTTATCGGATGATGGGCGTCAGCCACACGGATCCCACAGGCCATGACTTTGCTGTGGAAGTGATGAAGTTCCTGAACAGGAAGACAGCACAGTGGCGGGAAGCGGAGCATATCTCCTACAGTCTGTACGGAACACCGATGGAAAGCTCCACGTACAAGTTCGCCAAGTGCCTGCAGCGCAGGTTTGGGAAGATTCCTCATGT